GATTTGACGCCGTTTTCTCGTTATTTTCATTTTGACACGTTATGAACACCCGCACCAAACACAAAAAGCCTTGAAAACGCTGAAATATCAGTATTTTCAAGGCTTTTAAAGTATTTTTAGAAAATATCAAACATCAAATTTAATCAAAAAATATCAGTAAATATCAATTAAAACGTCGTCAAAGTGTCGTCAAATATTATATATATTTGACGGCTCATCATTTAAAAGTTGCATCTGCTTCAATAGCTTTTGGAGTAAAAGAATTATTTTTCCACCACGCAACTAAAGAAGCACCCACAGTGAAAATTGTTGAAATAAGAGTATTAATTGTATCATCAGATACATCAATCACATTTTTTCCTAAAGCTGTAAGTACCTGATTCACAAGTGCTACAGCCAGTATAATTGTTCTTGCTATCGTTCCGGCTTTTACTTTCATTCTCTTTTCCTCTCTTTCTTAAATTATTCCTAATGACTTAATTATATAGCCGCCTACTGCTCCGGCTACTGCAGAAATCACCGCCATTATAAACGCTTCATATCGTTTTTTAGGCTGTTCTTCAACTATCTCAAGCCGGTCATCAATGTTATTGACATCCTTACGCATAGCCTTTAACTCAGTGGCAATACTTGCTACTGATGTTGCAAGGGAATGAATGTTGTTTGTAGACTGTTCAAGTGATTCAAGTCTTCGATGTACAGATTTTAAATCCTGCTCTACAGCCGCCATATGCTCTGAAAGCCTTATTGTGTTTTCCATCGTCAAATACCTACTTTCTGATTAAGTTTCTGAATATCCTGCCCAACTAAGTCTATAATCTGATTCTGACGATTATTCTCTTTGACAACGTTATGAATCTGCACTTCCACTGCATTTAATTGCTCTTTAATTGAATTCAGTTCCTTCTTAATTTCCTCATACTGCGACATAGTTAATTCCTCACTTTCTAAAATTCTGTTTTTAAAATCTTCCCAATATGCGTTATTATCCCCTGTCATCGGAGCAGGACAACTTTTTCCGGTAACATCCCAATGCCTGATGACATTTTCAGCCGGTATATTATACATATTCATTAAATATTTTGTAACCTCTACCGCTTTAGCGATAGTACCATTACGCACATTGCCCGACTTGTCCAGTAGACACATTTCAACACCTATCGAATTACTGTTTGTACATTTGCCGTACCACGCATGACCTTTTGAGCCTTGCAGACCGCCACCACAATGCCATGCAGTATCATTCACAGGGACGCTCGTGTAAATACTGTTTTCATCCACAAAGAAATGAGCTGAAGCCTTAACAGTGTTGTTTGCGAAATATTTGACGTTATTTAATGCTGTGTCGCCTTTATTGCCTGTATAATGAATAACAATGTATTTAATATCTGTATTTCTGCTCTGCTTATAATTTGATTTATAAGGTAAAAGTCCTGCTTTTATTTCCATTTTACTCCTCACTTACTCCTCACTTATCAATTTTATTGTGCGACCTATAGTTTAATCAATTAATTCAGCCTTATTAATCCATCTAAAATCTTCAATGTTGTTTTTCATAATTTCTGACAATTTATAATTAAATAAATTAGCAATAACTGCATACCCATTGGCGTTATAATGGAAATCATTATAGTATGAGGATAAAGGCTCACTATTAAATTCGGTTTCGCAATCAAGATAATAACATTTTTCAAAATGATTACATATGTCTTTATATACCGTATTAACGGCACGATTACTTTGTTTTCTCGATATACCTGTACAAACAATGTACGAATTAGGAGATATAGTTCGTAGTTCTGATATTACTTTGCTTATATAAGCATATAAAGTATCGTTATCAGTCCCGATATCTTCGATGCTTCCACTCGCACTTTCGTTCGCACCCATGCATATGACATACAAAGGCATCTGTCCAAGCGTTTTGCAATAATTCAATCCCCATTCACTACTCGTAGAAGTCAACCATGCTTTACATGAGGCTCCTGATACACCTGTCCAATGCGCCTTACACCCTGTTGTTCTTTCTACGTATTGTCCCCATGAACATTCTAAATGTTTTGTGTGTTTTTCTCCTGAGCTATCAGTGTTATACCCAACGCTTAAACTATCACCTACGCTTGCGAATTTAGAAAAAGCAGAGAATCCTAAACATTTAGAAAACAACTTCTCATTCAACGCAGCATCGTCAAATTTATCTTCAACATACGAATATAAAGACATTCGATAATACAATTTTGTATTGCTGCATACATTTTTATGGTTAGTAACTCTTATATATTCAGTCCCACTCAATAATTTAATTTGTTCATCTACTGCTTTTATAGCTTCGCCGTTAGATAAAAGAGAATTGCCGATGAATTTTTGCTCCATATCATAAAAATTAATGTATGATAGACCAGACGTCAATCCCGAAAAAGTACCGCTGACTATAATCTCATTGCTTTTAACTTTAATATAATCAGTTGTCCTAAAAGACCCACTTTCAAGTGATACGTAGTTTCCTTTACTGCCTATGTAGCCGTTAAAATCAAATGATAGAGCATATTCTGATATAGACGCGCTAGTTGTTTCGATTTTTTTTATAGCCTCAACAACACTTTTTGCCGTAGGATAAGCTTCAGGATAATCGCTGAAATCCCTTAATTCACCACTCTCATCAAGAATGCTTTCTTTCTCTCTTCGCCTCTGCATATTACTTTCTCTTATATATCCGTTAATTTGCGTATCGCTAAAGGTAATTTCATAACTCTCTGTATCCTGATTTAATTGAAACTCAGCATATTTAATCAGTGTTCCGTCTACCTCTTCATTCATTACGGATAGCAGCGGAATTTTAACCACTCCTGCTCCCAAAAGAAAATTATCCAACGCAATATAAACATCTTTGCCATCATTCCATGCGTTAATTATGTCATCGACAGTTACATTTAACTTGAAAGAAAATTCATTTTGCATATCATTTACGCCTGCAATATTTTCTTCGTGGATTTCAATTACAAAATCCTTTGCCGAGCTCAAATCATCAACCGTAACACTCCACTTCCCGGCTTTATCAAGCGTAGCAATCACACGCCATTTTTTCTCTTTGACATATCCGATAAAACTCATAGTACCAACAGAACCGTCATTAACATCCAATTCATTTGATAAATATTGCATTGATATATAACACGTATCACTTGCATGAGGTACAAACAAGCTGAAATTTATCGGTGTGCCGGCGAAAACAGCTTTTGTTATAACAGAAATATCAGTAACGCTTGCTATATCCAATATCCAATTTCCGTCACTGTCATCTGTCAACACCGCATCAATGCTTAATATTTTACCACTTCCGTCATTCCATTTATCAATATCATTTTGGGTAATACCGTCAAGCAAAGTTTTATTATCATGTGAATGTCTTGCATTGCTGTTTTTATTAACATCTTCTTTAATGTTTTTGCCGATTCTCTCAAAAACCTTATCAGACATATAGTCGAGATTATCATTATTAATCTCGCTCAATATTCCTTTCCGTTTTGAAACATTTCCTTTTCCGTTCATATCATGTCACCTCTTAAAACATTATGAATTTCAAATTTACCACAGCTGATTCAGTTTCACTTAAATTTTCGAATTTAATCCACGAAACAGTCTTGTTAATCTCATCAAACGGCTGTATATCCTGCCACACTGCATTTTCATCATCCGGAAGACCTGTTAGTGTAGCCGACACTTTAACATCACCGGTATATGCATATCCGATGTCATTAATACCTCGTCTGTTAGCAGACACAGGTGGACGTTGCACTCTTAAAATCTCCTTAGGTTGTAATACAGCCTCATAAAAATATTCAAATCCCGTATTACTTTTTTTTAATTCATATTGATCTACAGTTCTCATAATCAATCTCTCCTTTCCTCAACTACTTTCTGCAAATGCATCTGACAAACACTCGTAAGTGTTGATGCATCAAAAACAATCGAAGCATTCGCCAGCCTTTTATATCCCGTAAAGTTTTTAACCGTTTTACCGTCATCAGCAGTCACGGTCAGTTCGCCCATGTTATCCGCAGTAAAACCATTTTCAACATCATCAGAATTTACATTTTCTGTAATCAGAAATCTCAGCGACCATGAATTACCCCCGGCTGAAGTAGGTATCAGATCCTCTTTCAGTGAAGTAATCGAATATTCAGTTCCGTCATTTAATTTTAGCTTCATTTTCAAAACCTCCCTTTCAACTATTGTTTATAATTGCATTAAGCTCATCAATTATTACGTTTATGTTGTTATCCTCTTGATTTAAGGCTTTCACATTTGCCGTAATCTTTCCTTTTTTTAAAACAATGGGAATAAAATTCCCGTATTCACCCCTACCGCCGATACCCTGAATTGCTGTGCGTGCGTCATTGTAATAATCAGCTTTTATTACATCCCCCGGAGCTACAGCTGTAAAAGAATATACATCATTACCTTTATAAGCTCTTACATCATTAATCCGCTCACAAAAACTGTTCCATTCTTCGGCTGTCAGATTAATAACAGCACCTTGAATTTTATACCCGTTTTCATCGCCGTATGTCCATTTAAAAGGCTCGGGCTTTTGTAATGTCAGAGTCACAATTGCAGAAACCCAATAAAGCTCACCCTCATCATCTACACATTGAGTAGCAGGATATCCGTCTTTGCTTAGTATTGTGCATACTTTCACAGTATAGCTTCCGCTTCCGTATTGTGAAACATCAAGCTCTGTTTTATCACCCGTAACCTCACCGTATTGCATAATTTGCACTTTTACAAGATTATTGTCTTTATAAATATTAAACACCATACTGCTGTAAAGCTTTTCACCATAATATTTATTAGTGTTTACATTCAATGCAAAGTAAACAGTAATTTTACCTGTAGAAGTCGGATAAATACTAATTTTAGGTTGAGGAGGTGGTGCTAAAGCACGTACAATCGTTTTAGGACATTCTTCATAACTAACATCATCATAGCCGGGATATATCTCTATTTCTATTTCGTGAGTATATGGTATTCTGCCGCCAAAGCTTTCATCATAAAGAGGTTCTCCCGAGTGCTCGATATATCCTCTTGCAGTAACATCATAAATACTATAATAATATTTGTTAACATTATCCACACCGTTAAAATCAACATTACAGAAAGCATAATCTGCAGTATAATTCTCAAACGATACTCTGACATTACTGACCGCTTCTATAGTATTATGTAAAGTAAAATTCCATTCTTCACTATACACCCACGCACCGTAATTAATAACTTTAACTTTTGCAGTATGCTGTCCAAAGTCCCCCACATTAATCGTCACGCTATAAAAATTAATATCATTGTCAATCGTACCCACGTCAACAACTATCCCATCTATAATAACCTCATAATCACACCAGCTAATATTTTCACCGCCCCATTCCACTGTAATTTTTTTATCAGAATGAGATATGACATTAACACCGCCGTGTGTTACTCTAAATATATATCCTTCCTCAGATGGAGTGATAAATCTAACCGCTTCCGGCGAATAAATCCACTCTTCACCGTCAGCGTCATATACACCGCAATAAACATAATATTCGGTTTCGGGCGACAATATCTGAATAGTAACAGCACCGCCGACATCGGAATTTTCCTTTATATCCTCACCCCACTGTGTTAGTAAATGCTGTGTACCTGCATATATATCCCACCTAACCGTTCTTCCGCCATTTTCCCAAATTGTGCTTTCAATCTCTGTCAACGACAAATTAACCGCATAATGATTAAGGATATTAACATCAATCTTTGCCATAAAACCACCTATCCAAAGCAAGCAATAGCATCAAGCCCATATACATCACATCCTCCAAAATCCCACATTCCTTCAGGATAAGCGCCTTTGTTAGTCACGCCACCCCCGGTACTGAGATATAGATTCCCATAAGAATAATGTTTCAAAGCTTTTCCTGCTGCATCCATCTGATACACTCCCCATATGCAATTCTCATCCGCCGGCGTATCTTCTTCATCGGCAGTAGAATTAAAAACACCAAAGTCACCCATACCTGAATATATCTTTGCAAAATGACCGCTTTCATTGGGCGAATAAAGCTTATTAATCCTCAACTCTTCTGATTTAATTTTATCGGCACTCACTGTTCCGTCTGCAATAAAATCCCCGCTCAGCTTAACATTTCCCGACATTTCAAAGCCACCGGATGTCTGTTTGAATAAGCTCTCAATTCTCGGTTTATTTGATGTTGACCACCTTTCGGTAATATCATCATAATAATAGTACACGTTGACTGTTGTATCAAAATATACAACATCTTTTTTATAACTCCCGGTATTAGAAGTATCAAATTCTTTAACCTCAACCGCTGATAAGAATTCCCTTTTAGCAACACTTGAAATCTCCCCGGCAGTCTGCTCAATCCTCGTTTCAAGCCCCTTTATATACTCCCCGTTCTCTTTTTGATACTGAGTAACGGTACTTGAAATCTTCTCTGCAGTCTGTTTAATTTCTGAAACATTTTTTTCAGCTTCCTCTACCTTTTCCACCGTTGAAGAAACACTTTCAGCCGTAACCCTGATTTCCGACTTCATTCCGGAAAGCTCTTTTTTTACACTCCCAATTCCGTCATTATCCTCAATTGATTGTGTATTTTCTTCGCATATCCGCTTTAGCCTGTATATTTCATCTTCAAGCTCCCGTACTCTGTTCCTTAGTGCCTTAAAATCCATTCCAGAATAATCATCCCTGTACAAGTTTTTCACCGCCTCCCGTTACATCAATACTCATGTTGTATATCTTAACATAACCCTTTCCACATATATGAAGCTTAAAACCATATCCGGATGTCATTCTCGGTTTTACTCTTACTGTCAGTCTTCCGTATCGACCGTCGCTGTCATAAAGCAAATGTGAAGTATTTTCATCAAAAACCTCATTATCATATAAAGCATATACTTTAATTTCTGCTCTGCTTTCAGCGTCCGCCAAAATCTGCACCTTTTTAATATGTTTTATATTAATATTCTTTGCAGAAGTTATATCGGTTTCAAAACACCATTCCTGACCGTCATATTCATCCCCGTTTATCCTGTAAACAGTCCCCGGTGATAAAGTATCGCTGCTTTCAGATTCACCGGAAGTAAGTATATACATTCCGTTTTTTATAAAGCACATAGAAATCACTTTAGCACGTACCTGCCGTTCACTCCATGCTCCATTGAAAGAATCATATACAAAGAAATGTTCTTCACCGTCACATACAGCATATAAATAATAATTACGTCCGTCACTTCCTGCCACAGCCTTTGTTATATTCTCAAATCCCAAATTATAGCTTATCACTCTCGGAATACCGCCTGTATAAAGCTTAACCTGATTACCGCCTGCAAATATCAAGCGTCCGTTTACTTCACAAATACTTCTGTTGTCAACAGCACCCTCAGCATAAACATCATTAAGTCTGAACGGATTTTTACTTCCGGTTATCTCGTGCATAAAATCTCGTTTAAAGCAAACAACTCTGTTGTCATAAACAGTCACTCCGGTAAATTCACCTTCAGCTTTGGAATTAGCCTGTGTAGCACTGCACCATGCATGGTTTGCATTTTCATCATCGGCACTGTCAAACTGCCAGCTTGTGTAATCATTGTATCCCGATACATATACACGTCCACCGCCTACTCCTATAAGTCTTGATAAGTGAACCGCCGCATATTTTATATCCGGACAATTAGGATTTACATGAATTACCCATTCACCGTTTTGAAATATATAAACCATGCTGTTCGAGGTATTAAAGCAAAAATGCCCTTTATATTCATCAGTATTTTCATTTGCTTTTCCATCAATATAATCAGGTGCATAATCAACAAATTCAAAATACCCGTCTACACTGTCACCTTTTTCCAGTCCTGATACCTTCTCATATTCATACGGAAGATAGTCATTTTTTCTTATGTAATATTCTTTTTCGCTGTCTGTATATTCATAATACCCCCGAACAGATGTACTGCTATCGGCATTTCTTATAATGTTAAGCATTGGTTCATATGTATCTTCAGCAAAATACTTATAATACGTATGTCCCTCTTTCGCCCTTTGTTCTTCCGTATCAATCCTGCAATACTTATCTTCATCAGCATCATATTCATAATATCCGGTAACCACATCACCGCTTCCGCCTATTACATCCGCTTCACCCTCAACATCATAATTATACTCAAGCCCTTCCACCTTCAAAAGACTTCCTTCGCGTGCAAATATGAAATATTCTTTATCCTCTTCATAATATTTATCTTCTGTTTTAAAAAAACCGACAACATATTCACTATCATTCGTTTTTATATACCCATCATTGTAGTATTCTTTAAGCTCAACATCCAGCCCCTCACATTCAAAAGCCTTTACACCATTAATCGTAATATTTCCCGACACACTTTTATAACCGTCACCGCCCTTTATAAGTCTGTAATATTCATTATCTGAATAATACATAACCGTATAATCATCAGCTTTAGTCATATCATCTATGCTTACAATATCCAGATTAAGCGAAACCTTATCAGGAAACAGCAACAGTTTTCTCGTAAATTTCCCGCTCACAGCAGATGTTACACTTTCATATACATTAAACTGTACCATACTCCTTTGTACTTTTAAGGCTTCGTCATATGCTTCCTTTGTTAAGTTCTTTTGTACAAATCCTGTATATACCTCACACGCCCCGTTTGTCTTTTTAATGCCCTTTTCATCCATCCGCCACAAATCAACCATAATATGATACCCGGAATTATCACCACTCGTTGTTTTCACCGAGTAAATCACAATAAGAAAATCATCAAAACCAAACATAGCAATCGGCTTATTATATTTAAGTTCACCATTTGCGGTTTCAAGAGAAGCTTCTATCGGTGAAGGAGTAAGATACGGAGCTTCTTTCGTAGATATATTACATTCCGCCGAAAGCTCACCTGTATCCATTACCTGCCTTTTATTAAGTCCTGAAAAATCCACTTTTGTCACAGTAGAATACCGCTGTGTTCCCGATGGTATCGGCATCTGCAGAAATTTTAATTTTTTTTCTTCTTTTTTTGCCATGATTTCACCTACATTCCGAAAGAAGCTCTCCTTTTTTCCACCCATGCAGAAAACATCTCAACATTTATGTTGTAATCATTTATCCACTTGGCAGCCAAGGCATCCTCATTCACAAGCTTATACATTTCACCACGAAGCTTACACCTTATCAAATCAGCAAACTCTGCAGGCAGCATTATACAATCAATTGTAATATTTTCTGCTGTCTTGATTTCAGGTCTTACACAATAAACAATCTTTACTTTTTCATATTCCGTATTCAAATTTATTTTCCCTGCATTTTCATACCATGAATTCTTAAAAATCGCACCGCTTGCAGGTTCGGTTTTTATCAGCTGAGTATCCGTATATTCATACTCATCACCATCATATCCGTAAATTGTATAAATATCACTTACACGAATGTCATCACACCCGTCGTACACTTCGATATCAGATAAATCAATAACCTTAATCCCGTTATCGCCTTTTTCAGCACTTATATAAACAGCTGCATATTCTCTTATAATATCCGAATACAGAAGCTGTTCAACACCGTTTATCCAGTTCACATATAAATCAATCGGAATCTGAAGTGCAATATCAACCTCGTTTTCTAATGAGTTTATCAATTGTTCAACCGTAATTTTGCTGTTGTACATTACCATCCATTCCTTTTCATGATATTATTTGTCCGTTTTCTGTCTGATGTCCTTTTCGCCTCTTCAGCCTTTCGCAGAAACTCACTTTTATACGTATCTCCAAGACCTGCAAGATAAAGAATATTATCAACAATAGCAGGAATATAAATCCCGCGTATATTTATCCTGTCATCTAAAGAATCAGCAGGCTTATATTCCTCATCATCATTTACACATACCTTATTCTTTGAAAGTGCCATAAGCTCCATGCACGTATCATCGAGATAGTTAAAAAACCGCCTCTGCTCCAAGGGTGTTTTAAGGCTCACCTTTTCGTATATAATAAGACATAAACAAGGCTCATTCCTTATATCAGTCATAATCCTTACACCTCTCTTTACAAAAAGGGTGAAAGCACCTTCCACCCTCACCCTTTTTCGTATGTAATTTAAGCAGTTACATTCTTAATCTTGAAGCATCCGCCCGGATTTGAGCAAATCAAATCACCATAGTTTGCAAGAAGTGCTCTGTAAACACTCTTATTTTCAAGAAGCTGGAATGCATTGCCTGATTTTGACATCTGTGCAAAATCCCAGTCTGTGTGCTGGAACTGGAATGCACCTGTTTCCACGCCCCACATTTCAGTATCAGGAACAAAGCTGTCGTTTACAATGTTAATCAAACGGTTACCATGCATGAATTTGATAGCCTTAAAACCACCCGTAATTTCATGAGTTGATTCTTCTACCCTTATACTGTCTGTTCTCATATACTCAAGATATGAATCATAAGCCGTGTCCCCTGCAATTATCATATCCGCCTTACCGTTTTTATCACGTTCACTCTGTCGAAGTGCTGCAGTTATTACACTGTCACTGATTGTTGAATTAGCGTCTACGGTTGTCGGAACAATAATAGGATTATCAGCCTTCTTGATACCATAAAGCTCATCCACATCATCATTAAGAATACATCCCAGTCCTGTCAGCTCACGCTTGTAAGAATTCTGTACTACTACAAAATCACCCTCCGAAGCTGTAACAGCTCTGTCAAGAATAAGCGTATTATTTTCTCTGTTAATAAACATAATTCTTACAGCTTCTACTTTCGGTGCTTCTCCCGAATAAATATCAATAACCAGTCCTTCCTTGATATTTTTCACATTATCAAGCTTAAGCTGTTTCGTTGTTGTAGCAGCTGCCACAGTTCCAAGCTTACCTGTTCCGTCACCGAAAAGTGCTCTTGCAGTATTCCACTCAGCTGTTTTGTATGCTCCCTCAATTTCAGTCTTAAGAGCCGGGAATATTCCGCCTGTTTCTGTTCCAAGCTTAATTACCTTGTTTGAAATACCTATGTTTACATACATATCCTTAGGCTCGATTGTAAATCTTTCAAACGGTACAGGCGCTGACTTAGGTGTGTTATATCCTTCTTCACTAAAACCAAAACCGCCGGAAAGACCAATCTGTGCAGCAGCTACTACCTTCATATTAGTAAGAGGTCTTTTTGCAATTGCTGCCATAAATGCACAAGGCGTTATGCCAAACTGTGCACGAAACGGTGGAAGATAACCTTCCTTAATTACTTTGGTATAGGTAATACCATTTTGTTCAAAATCCATTGTTTTATCTCCTTTCAGATTTTTTAAATATTAATAAAGAATTAAAAAAATTCGTTATTACATTAAGTTAGGGTAATTTTTCTTTATAAATTCCAATGATTCGTCAAAATTTTTAGGCTTCTCCTGAACATTCACTACAGCTCCGCCTATACCGCCCGATGCCGACATTGCAGGGACATTACCTCCGCTGTTAGAATTAAGCTGATTTATTCTTAACTTTTCAACAGCATTTTGAAAATCCTGATTAGAATTATAATAATTCATAAGCTCATCCACTGTCGGAGCTTTCGGAGGGTTGTTAATGCTTTCAGCTCCTTTTGACAGTACAAAAGCCGTTATATATCGGTCCTCTGCCGGCATAGATTTCAGAAAATCATTTTTGGCAATAACCTCATCAAGCTGATTAGTCATTGTACCTATTCCTCTTAACTGCGGAACATTTTCAAGCCTTTTAAGAGCGTTCATCCTCTCAGCCTCAGCACGATTACGCTCACTTTCCTCAATGTACGGATTAATTTTTTTCATAACCCTGTCCATTACATAACTTTCCATGTCAGAAGCATACTTCTGTGTAGCCGCTCTTTGCTGCTCCTCATCTGCAAATGATAAAGCATTAAAATCAAGCTCCGGCATTACCGGTACATTCTCAGGAGTTACATTCTCTACTGTAGTTTCACGCTGTTGTGCATTAGTCTGTTCAAGTAACTGCTGTAAATATTCGTTTTGTTGGCGTAACTGCTGATTTTCAAACATCGCCTGTTGCACCTGCTGTTGATAAAGCATATCAGGCTGTACCGCCTGAGCAGTCTGAACATCATTCACATTTTCAGACTGTACATTTTGCTGTTCCTGTGACGTTTCTTCTGTCTCATCAGGAATATTCTGCGAAGCTTCATACTCGTCCTGAAGTGCAGCATTCTCATAAGCTTCTGCATTTAGCATCTCCTGCACAGCCGCTTCTGCTTCATCAAAAGTTCTCAACTCTCTGTTATCATCCATCTTTTTATCATCCTTTCATAATTTCGGGCATCATAAGCGGCATATTTGCTTTGTCCATATTCTGCTTGTGTGCCTGTATATGTCTTATAAATGATTGCGCCAGTTCAGGCTTCTTCATTTTAAGTACCGTAAAATTCATTTGAAGTGCATATTTCATATGTTCTTCATAATGTACACTGTCATTGTCAAGCTCTGTCATTTCCGGAAGTATGCCACGCTCAAATAGAGTATTTTCACGCTGAGCATACTGAATCTGAAGAGTATTTACCGATAATATATTTTTATAATTACCAATCTTTGCCGCCTCAATCGCTATATGTTTTACCTGTTCAGGAATTCTTCCGTTTTCATCCGTAAACATTCCCATATTGTACAGCTCTATAAACCGTTGCTTTTGCATTTCATCGGTATATAACAGCTCGTTTTCGGTAGTGTATTCTATATCAAAGCTTGTAATATCATCAGCACTCCATACTATAGTATCGGCCATACTGTTAAATCCTGCAATCCTTGAAACTCTCTTTACATTTGCATGACGTTTGTATATTCTTAGCCACACCTCAGCCAATGCCTTAACACTGTTTCTGATATAATCACCGGTAAGAGAAAGCCTTGTATCGTCAGTTGCCTTAATAGCCTCAATTGCCACGCCCGATGTAACGCCCGTAGGTGCTGAACCCGAAGTCATAAGCTGTGATACCCCTGCAACATATTCCATATCACGCACAAGCTGATAACGCTCATTTAAAATATCATTAGGAAGTACACTGTTAGTCATCGGCACAGGTGGACCAAGAGCCGGATTATATTCAGTTACTTCACCTGCAGCGCAGCCATTTTCTATAAATTCATCTATATCCTCAATAGAACCCTCAGGTACCACATAGCTCTGAATGCATACACGCTTAATGTATTCATGTATCTTATTCATACAGCCATTGTAAGCTCTTTGTCTCGGTATTAAATCTTCAATTACACTCTTTCCGAAAAACTGTCCCGGTACTTCTCTGCAGATAGTCTGAACAATAGGAATATCATCATAAGGCATTCTGCCGTAATACACTAAATGCTCATCATTGATAATTATAATCATCCTTCCGTTCGGTCTGTGCCTTGATGGTCTTTCAAAATATGTAACTACCCTTGCGGCATTCTCCACGCTTCTGTGTCCAAGCATCATAGTAGTGTTTTCATATCCCTGTCCGCCGCCTAATGGTGTCGGAGTAAGCTGAAATGTTTCAACACTGCTTCCGTCAATTTTTAAATCATACAAATCCTTGACATCCTCAACACTCTTTACCTGCTCTACTATAATGTATCGCTGAGCTTTAACCGTCTGCTTGTAAACATCTTCCGGATAAATTTCATACGGTGTAAGCAGTCCGTAATCCACATCACCGGTAAAATGAGCAATTTCAGTTTTTTTCTCATTGCCATTCTCATCAATCTCAATTTTGTATTCGACAGCGAATTTATCGCCTTTGTTTTTATCCCACCATGAAAGAAAAAAGCAATTTCCGCAAATCTCATTCCATGATATGCATGTATTTTTCTTTTCCTCAAAACTGCTTGTAGATTGTAAGTATTTGAGTATTTTAGTAGATACATCAGCCTTTTGATAATCATCAATATCATCAGTTCTCGGATTAACCTTCATTTTGTAGTTTATCTTTTTAAGATTTGCAATTCTCGTATCAATAATCGGTGAAATCTGATTGAATACCTCTCTTTCAAGATAGTCATGCTCAGGAGTTATCTCCTCAACATCTCCCGATGATAAATTAATATCACAAAACTGATTTCCGGCTATAAAATTTGAATTAAGTGTCCATTGCCATTCAAAAGGCATTTTGTCACGCTTAGCCTTGTCAAGCTTCTCTTTTACAAAGGCTATTATATCCTCTTTAAATATCGGTTCACCTTCATCACCGACATCAACTGCACCATTTTCATTCTTTGGCAGTCCGAATACACTTCCTACCCTTGCACTCACACCTTTGAGTCGTGGGAAATATCGAAATTGCTTCATGCTTTATTCCCCCTTTCTCTCCACTCATTAAGAACCTGTCTGTGACGTGATACCCGTCGTTTTCTTTCAGGCTTAGCCTCTGCAAGCTCTTTATACTCGTGTATATCATCTGCCATTATGCGATTATATAAATCTCTTCTCTCAATAGCATGAAAAAACATTTGTATCACAATCACAGCTATAAGCACAAAAATCAATATACAATAAAACATATCTTACCCCACACTTAAATTTTAAAATGAGCCTTTTCCTTATGTGCAGCCAGTCCCGCTTCAGTCTTATATTCCTTACCGCAAAATCCACAAATAAAAACCTTTTCTTTTTCGTCAACCTCTTCCGATGTATTAGTATTATCTGCAATCATTTCAGCTACAGACTGTTCAGAAATTTCTTCCGCCACTTCGTCAATCTTAACATCATCAATGCAACGAAGTGCCTCTCTTAAGCAGTCCTCGCAAATATGAATACTGTTTCCAAGTTGATTACGTCTTGTGATGTGAAAACTTGCTGTATTTCTGCATCCATTCACCATGCAACGTCTTTTAATCTGTTTTACTTTCATTTTAAATCCTCCTTTTTTATCTTCTTTTCTTTCCTCTGAGAGCCTTATCTCTATACCTTTGCAGCTCAGACTTTTGTTCTGCCGGTTTTGCCGGTGTTGTATATTGCAATACAAAATATCTTAGTGCATCAGGTAAGTGCGTAATCTCATGAGGCTCTGTCATACAGTCTGTAGGCTTTTTAATATCTCGCTGCAAAGCCGGTATATGCTCTATCAAATCATAACAGTTTGAGAATATCTTTATTCTGCTCTCACCGTTTTTAATTGTCAGAAGCTCCTTAAGAGCAAGCCATCCGGCTTCTCTGTTATTGCTTCCTTTTAAAAGTGTCAGTCCCGCTTCTCTGAATAAATCAGCCTTAGACTTTGCACTCTCCTGAGAGCGTCCCCAAAGGTCGCCCGGTGCAACCGTATATAAAATATGCTCTTTTCCCGTCAGCTCTGTTACTTCCTTTGAACCCTCGCCGATAGCTTTATCACTTTTCGCATACTCTCTGTAAACGTAATAGTCACCACGCTCATCAACAGCAATCCAAAGACACGCAAAGCAGTCAAGTCCATAATCAATTGTTCTGTACCGCTTCCATGTATCAGGAATTTCAAAAGGCTCAATCACGTGAACAGCTCTGTTAAATTCGCTGTAATACTGTCCCTGCATCACATCCCAGTTACCGTCACGCCAAGCCTCTCGTAGTCCCGGTGGTAATGAATCAAGCATTTTTATATATTCCGGATTCTTCAACATTAAAGCATTGTTATCTCTTGTAGTAGCCGCTATAAATTCATATTCTTCAGGAATTTCTCCATCTTCATATTTTCGTGTTACAAAAAGCCGTTTTACCCATTCATGCCCTACACCGCCGGGATTGCAAGTTATATAAAACCTCTTCGGAAATTCATTTGCACCTCTTATACACGGAGACAGCACAGAAAACTGATATTCCGTAAATTGAGTAGCCTCATCAAGAAATATCACATCAAATTCCTGTCCCTGGTATTGGTCTACATCATGCTCCGTCTGACAATACCCAAACATAATGAGACTACCATTTATAAAAGTAAATTCTTTTCTTTTTTCAGAATATTTAGCAATCCCTTTTAAAAGCGGTATCATTTCTCTGATATGATTTCTGTACAAATCAGGGTAAGTACGTCTTAATATCAAAATTTTTATTCCTGGATGCTTCATGCTGAGCAGACTGCTTTTATACCTTATACTCCAACTTTTCCCGCCGCCTCTTGCACCGCCGTAACCAACAAACCTCTTTTTGCACTTAAAAAAGCGTATTTGCTTATCGCTCATCTGCGATAAATCAAAATTAATCTGCAAGTTCATCAACTCCCGGAGGCATATCAAAGCTTACCACAGTATTCCCCGTAGCCTCTCCTTTTGCAAGAGCACGTTTATCATACAAAGTTCCGATAGCAGTAGTAATCTCGCTCACTCTTTGTAGCTTCAGAGTCATAAATTCCCCGGTTATATGCTT